TTTTTGAATTTCTTTATAAATTTTACGAGATAAGAATTCACGCAAAACAATTTTGTCACCATTTGATAAAGTTAATTCGTTTGAGATTGTTGTATCTTCTTTTGACATATTGTATAATTTATGGTATTAATTAAGTATAATTTTTAACATCTAATTTATGAAAATCAAATGTCCTAATTGTGGGTTTGAGGGTTTAGCCCAAGAAAAGACGAGTTGTCTTTTAATTGGTCTTTCCATTATTCTCAGTATCGTTCTTTTTCCTGTTGGTTTAATATTTCCTATGATACTTTTCTATAAAAGTAAACATCCGAAATGTCCCAAGTGTCGATTCAAATATACAATTCACGAGTAAACTGAGCGGGGCAATTAAGCCCCGCTTTTTTATTTAGTACGAAGTTACATCGGTGACTAGTAACGCTTTCATCGTAAATCCATCATCTGAACTATTGTAAAGATTAAATGGCATTTCCTGATTAAGCAAATCGTCTTCACTTATGTTTGCATTGAAAGGATCAAATATTACTTTTGGTAATCTCCAATCAATTTGGTAATACTGGCCTGTGGTTCCGATTTGGCTTCCTGTGTGAACTACCTGTATAGCTGTTTCTGTACTTTTTCTCAACCTATTAAGATATACATCGTCAGTATAGGTTTTTGTTATGCTTCCATTTCCTGTCAAGCCTTTTAGATAAGTTGCCGCAGGAAATCTGTTTAGTACATTCACACCATTAGCACAATATCTATCCTCTGTATCATTCATCAAAACAATTTCAAAGTCCTCTATACAAGTGGCCGAGTCTGCTACTGCAGTTGTAATATCATCTTCAATTCTTACTGTTGAACCACCGATCCAACTAAACTCGCTGTCAATTGTATAGCTTGGAGTTTGTGGGGCGAGCATGATCAAATCTCCCACTGCCAACGCTGTTTCAAGATTTGTAACTGTAATTGATGTTTCACTTGCTACACTAGTAACTGTATGTGTTTTTGTACTTGCTGCACTAAAATCTAGGAAACCAGTACCCGGCCTGTAAACCTTAATTGAGTCTGCTGCCACAAGTCCAGTTGTTTGATCCATTGGAATTGTTTTTGTACCTGCCCCACCAGATACTATTGCGGTAACTCTACCATGAATAAACTGTGCGCGTGCAACCATTGAAATTCCAGCGGTTATAATATTATCACTCTGAGCCACAGAGTCTAAACCTTTAAAACGAACGCCTGTATATCGGTATGCTTTATCAGCCAATCCAATTTCTACTGTGTATGTTGGTAGGCTTGACTGTGGTGCTGTAAATTGATGTCCGAATACTGTGGCATCGTGTTGTGTTAATGTTCCTGTACCCGTACCAGCGTTTGTAATTGTTTCGCCATCTGTAAATTCTCCACTCGGAGAAGTGACTAAAATATAATCAAGCTCTGTTGAAACATAAGCAACGGTTGCCGTTTTAGCTGATGATCCACCAGTTACTGTATCAGCAATAGCCCAATCACCTGATGCTGATGTCATCTTCATTAGCTGTCCTGATGATACTGCACCAAAAACACCTTTGAGGAAATATCCCATTGTCTTTGGTTCGGCTAGTACGTTTAAAGTTCCATTTGGTCCAGCAATAATTTTTGAAACACCACGCAAATTCATGGTTCTTTCGGCAGACACGGGAGTTGCCGGAACTACTCCCCATTCTGTTACTATATCTTCGCTCATCAAAGGAACAAAGACTGTTGGTTTCACAGCGGTATTCTCCGTTACTTCGGCGACTAATGCTAGATAACCTTCTCTTGAATATGATCCCATATGTTTTATTTTTTAGGTTTATTAATCTTTTTATCCTCTTTTTCCTCGGCTTTCTCGACTATAAGAGCCTCTGGTTCGTCAGATTTGGGTGCTTCTGGCGATTTTTCCTCCTTTTTGGTATCTTTACCCAACTGCTTGACTAGCCCCCTTGAAATCAGTGTTTCCGCTGTTTCATATGGGACTTCTATTTCTACTCCTTTTTGGACTTTTGGTTGCCCGGGGATATAGAAATCTTCTAATACTTGTACTTTCATAAGTTTATGAATTAAGAATTATATTTATATTACACCACATTTATGGTCTTGATAAAATGTCTGTTGTCGCTGTTATGTTTACATCACATTCTATTCTCCAAAAAGTACCTGATTCACTTGGCACTATTGAATAATCCGCAATTATATCATTATTAAAAAGGAAATCATCAGTGCGAATATTTGCTCGGAGTATTCCTATCACTGTGTCAGCTTTCAAAACTCCTGTAGTTTCCCTATCTTCTATTAAGTTATACATTGCTTCCTGATGTTTGATCGTTTCGTCTACACCAGATGTGGATAAATAATTTTTTAAGTTATCCACAAGTTTGATCGTTATATCGTAAACATACTGATCCTTACAAGTCGAAAGAGCCGACACACTTGTTGAGTTTCCGTACACCATCAAAGCTGGTAAATAATCCATCGGCACTACTTCTGGATTGACTTTTCCTTTATAAAAAGTTTTAATCTGAGTGCTATTATCATTTATACTTGCTTTCATTAGGTCTAAAATTGTTTGTAGTACATCGTCCATACTATTTTTTGATTATTTTTATAGCGTATGCGTTTATTCTTTTCATCAGTACTGTGATTGTCTTTGATGTGACTGCCAACATCTTTCTTTGCGGTGGTTTACCACCTGATCCTAGCTGATGATATTTAAAATAATTTACATCATTTTTGATTATCAGTTTAGTCCTGCCCACTACCTTTTCAAATCCTTTCTTTAGTTTGCCAGTCCATACAAGTTTCTTGTTGGTCTGGATAGGGTTCTTTTTATAATAGCCACTTCTTGTCGCACGCATTTTGAGAGTTGCTGGGCTTAATCCTTTCCAACTATCCCCAATTGCACCGCCTTGTTTTTGAAAGTTATCCTTACCATACATTTTAAGCAAGTCATCTCCGGCTTTTTTAAATGGTTCACTAAAATTTTTTATATCTTTCGCCACTTGATTCAGTTTTTTTGTTACTTGTGTCGAGTCTAGCGAAATTTTGAGATCCATATTAAAAGGTTTTATTCATGCCAAATTTTGGGGCTGTGCTGTCGGTTGCGTCTTCTTCACTACTTGCGTTTGTTGGATAAAATGCCGGTTGGTGTAGGGTCGCGCGCGTTAGTTCTTCCCCCGTAGTTCCATAAAGTTTCAAAATACCAGTTTTAATCTTTTCCATCTGATCCATTGCCCAGTCTACTCTATTTTTCCAACCTTTGTCAGTATCATTAGTTTCCTCTCCGTATTCATTGGCGTATAAAAGACCTATAGTTATGTGACGGCTAATTGTTTCAATAATATCCGGTGTTTCTGATAACGGGATAGAATATCGCTCTCCAATTGATGCATCAATAACACTATCCGCATCGCCTATATAGCTATCTACAGTGGTTTTTGATATGTTTTCTATATTACGAAAACCCGAGGCCTCACGTACTTTTTTTTCTGTTGTATATCCCATATGTTTACGTTGTTATATCTTGTTGAATAGAAAATATATCAGACACTACTGTAAATACATTAGTTCCGTCACTAACTTGCACATCATAAAAATATTCACCAACTGTTTGAGCTGTATTTGTTTTACTAATTGCAATACTTCCTATTCCAGTTAGGGGTGAGGATATTGTGGCTGTATTTTGAAATATGCCGGGATCTGCATCTGTTTTGTTTTCTTTTGCAGTCATGAGCATTGTATATCCTGTCAAATTAAAAGCAGTATCATCAGCGTTTGTGATTGTTATTGTAATTGTTCTGGAATCACCTTTGAAAATTGTTATTTTATCTGACATATTATTTTGCTTTTTTTATCTGATCTAATAAATCCTCTGTTTCGGCTGTGTTTTTATTCTTCTTTTCAATTAGCACTTCTGAACTGATAGGCAAAAATTCTTCTTCTTCAATTTTTCTTAAAACATGCATTACATAACCATTATCTGTTTTTAGGATTTTCTTTTTGGTACTAATTATTTTTCTAGACATATGTTTGATTTAATTATTATGAAACATCTGTTATTATTCCATCCTTTACTGTTACAGTATCTCCATCGGCATTATTGAAAGTTCCTGTCCATCCGTCTGATCCATCGCTTGATTTAATACCATTACTGACTTTAATAGTATCCTTAAAATCAAAGTAATCCTCATCTTCCATCCATCTAATTTCTCCATCATTAGTTTCTCCATCAAATATTAATCTATAATCTATTCCTGCTTCACCCTCACCAATATATACCCAGCCATGTTCACCAGTTCCGTTTGGCACACCACCATTAATAATTATTGGTCCACCATCGCCATTTCCACCAAAACTAGGTCCGCCAGCAAATTTAATAATGCATCCTGGTCCAGTACCAGTACCAGAAGCACCAAATGTAAATGTATCCTGAATACCAGTAAATAAATCTGGTACAAAAAAGTGTCCATCAATCGTAGTAACAAATCTTAATGTTTCAGTAACTCCATCACCCAAAAAATATGATATATTACCAACATCTTCTGTTGACCCAATTGGCTGATAATTAACAATTCTAGCTGTTGTATTAAATGCCGGTCCGCCTGGATAATTATATCCTTCAGCTCTTAATTCAATATAATGTGATGGCACACCAAAAATTGGTCCTACCGTTCCATCTTTTAATAATATCATTCCGTTTCCATCCCACAAAAAGTTTGAATCCGATCCAAAAACACCAGCAGAATTAAAAATAATCTCTGTATCACTACCCGGTACCTGATTGTCTACATAGGTTTTTACCGCTTTTTCAGTCGGTACTGCCAAATCTGAATCACCAACTAATGCACCATCATCAGAAAATTCATTAATAATTACACCATTTAATAATTGAAAAAGTCCCTCATGCTGATAACTACCAGTTGATGGTCCGTTTGATGTGTCTAATCTTAAATATAGTGATTCCATATTATTATTTACGATGCCTTTAATTTCGTTTGATTGTATTTTTCCACTAATATCTGACATATATTAAATATTTTTGCATTAAGCATTATCTTAAAGCTGTACCAATCTTTGATGGGAATTGGCAAACCCGTAAACTATCAAGTACAACACATCAGCTTCGCAAGAAGCTCGTCAGCGTCGAACTCGTAGTCCGTGCAGAGAGTCTTGAGCAGGTCGTTAAACTCGCCCTCGTCTCCCTTGTTAAAAAGAACGGTAAGCATTGCAACTGCTTTGTCAATTTCCATTTTCATCCTCCATCAAAATGTAACCGTGGTTGTGGCATTTCTCGCAGATAACAGTGATGAACCTATCACCACTTTTTGCCTGCCAGATGTTACTGGTAACTGTGTGGTATGTACCACGTTGACAGTGCATACACCATGCCTCTGTCCTCTTGCCGAAGGTCAAAATCATCTCGTCTTTCATTTCTCAAACCTCCAATTTTTCCAGTAGTCGCCTCCGTTGGCAGAGCAAGTTTTGCACTCGCCAGCGTAGATGACAGTTGTGAACTCTTTGCCGTCATCAAACTCTTTCGTACCCACAGTTGCCCCGCAACCACACTTAATGACAACACGCCTCATCTTGCACCTCCATTGTTTAGTCCACCCACCCCCGACAATTAAGTCAGAGGGAATTAGATTTTTCTGATATTACTATCAGAGGTGGGTGGACTTTAGGTGTTTTAAAAGAATACTCGTATGAATACTGGTATCATAACAGCGGAGACAACAAGAAAACCACCAATTATCCTATTCTTCCAAACCTCTAATTTTGAGACTCTTCCGTTTGTTTTTATAGTTTGACCCTCAATCCTATCTAACTTTTCAGTCAGATGGTCTTTTAAATTTTCTATCCGTTCTATTACAACGGCTAGTGTTTGTTCTGGCATATTTAGTGATTTATACGTTATCTGGTATTGTTAATAAGTTAATCCATCGCCTGAATTATATAATGCTGTTATTTCATCTGGTGTTAAAGCCCTACTCCAAATACCTATTTCATCCATTAATCCATTATTACCATAAGGTGAATGAGGATAACCAATATATTTAGTTACTGTGTTCGAATTAATTATGTCTGCTGTTCCATATCCTCCATCGGCTACACTTACTCCATTCTTATATAAAGCACCAACATTAGTATCTGAATCAAAAGTTGCTGCAATATATACCCATTCATTTAGTGGAAAAAATGTATCAGGGTCAACATTATTAGCTTTTGCTATATAGTTGTTTCCAGAAACTCTAAATACTAGTGGTGTATTTTCATTAGCCCCATCAGCACAATCAAACTGCCAACCCAATGGACTATTATAAGCATCTGGTTTTGCCCAGAAAAATGATTGATAAGTACCAGACCAAGTGGCTGTTCTTTTGACCCACATTGCTACAGTTAATTTTGGCGGTGTTAAATCAGCTGAAGTTCCTACAGTAATATTTGAACCAGCAATATCAAAAGAATACGCCCCTCCCAATTTACCACTAGCACTATATATAACATTATTTATAATTCCATCATTAGAGCCTACACTATCTGGCACAGAACCGTCTGTATCCATATTCCAATAAGAAACTAAACCAGTAGAAGGAAAATTTCCACCACTTCTTCGCCTTGATGCAATTTGTAAGTAGGAGTTATTCATATTTATAATGTTTTAGTATATTCAATTACTATCCCTGATACACCTATCTTCTGTGCATAATCATCGTTACCATCGTGATCACGATAAAAGTAAAGCATAGCTAACTCACCAGATGCTAATCCTGTAACAGTAACTTTGGTACTTTGAGGTGTAATTAGAATATCGTCCTGTGGTGCTGTGATAGCTGTATCGTTGGAAGCTATCTCATCTCCGAACGTACCTGTTAAAGTATCGTTATCACCTGAACAGTAACCTGACATCTTGAACTCTATCTCCTCGTTACTTGGTCCTGTTGCGTTTGTTACTACACAATTTACTGTAAACTTAATACCATCAGCTACAACTATATCTGCTGGTACTTGCCAAGGAATACGAACATCCTGACTAGAATCACCAGCGAATTGTCTAACTCTAATTTTACCGTTAGTATCTGTTACTAATTCTGCTGCATCTGGTGCAGAAGTTCCGTCTTCAGCCCATTCAATAGGGATAAGGACAGTCTCTGTTTTTTGTGATTTGTATGACATATTTTTATTATTAAATTTCTTGAATTTCTAACCAAACTTTTATAGTTTTACCTGCTGTGCCACCATATGCACTTGCACTTATTCTAGTATTTGCGTTGAATAGGTATATAAGCCATATTAAATTATATAAGCATTAGTACCATCAATATATAAAGTTATTGCTTGGTCTTTAGCTTTCATCACATAAGTAGCCCCACCATCAATTGTTCCACCACTTTCAAGTGATACGGTTATATTATTCGTTGCACAAGCACCCTTTTCATCTTTAATAATAAACATTCTAGGTGCAGTTGCTGATCCTGAATCCTCATCTTCTGTACTAATCGTGACTGCTCTAGCTGCTGCTGTATTATCAACTGCAATGATATAATCATCTGTATAAGCTGATGGATTATAATCTGCTGCACCCACCGCCATACGACCTCTAAAGTTTGCACCATTAGCACTTAGGTTTGTGAATGCACCCGTACCTGGTGTACCTGCACCTATATTGACAACATCAATAGTACCTGAATCAATATCAACATTCGTCATTTCGTGATTATTGAAATCAATCTCTACAGCACCATCTCCACCCCAAGTTAGTTTGGCTGCTGAATGAGTGATTGTTACATCACCGCCATCGAAATTAATAATTCCACCTGATCCGAAATGTAAATCGTTCAATCCAATACTAGTTGTTCCTATATCAACTGTTTCATCACCAAATACTATGTTATTATCAAACTGTGCTATACCTTGGTCTATATGAACAGCAGTATCAGTAGCAGCGTTCATACTAACATAAACACCAACTTGAAGTCCGCTTGTTTTAGTTCCACCAGTCACTTTAAGACCATAAGCATTTACATTACCTGTTGTTGCTGTAGTATCTGGTAATTCTACATCAAAACCGATAAAATCGTTCACACCTGCTGCAGTATTTTGAATAATTTCATCACCATAGACTCCGTATCCAATATATTCATAAACACCTGCACCAGTATTAGTAACTGCTGGCATATCAATTCCGAATCCATATACACTTTGTCCTGTAGCAGTTACATTCTTACCAAAGTCTAACCAAATACCATTTATTTCACCTGACAAGGTAGTTGCACTACCAAAAGAAGCATCAATCAAACCGCCAGTTGTCCATTCTGTTTCAAGTGCCATTTCATAAAGAACACCTGGGGCTGTAGGTTCTTGTATAATACCACCTGCTAAACTTAAATCCGCACTCGAAATTGTACCAGTAACAAAAATTCCAGTATCTAAAATTTGAAATATATCTGCTCCATCTACATTAAATTTAAACTTGCCTTTATTGGCACCAACACCAGC